GAGGGGTTGAACCTCCCGCTCTCTGTTGTGTAATAACAAAGCACAAACCGTTCCAGCCATTCTATTGTTTATTCTGTATAGAGAAACAGTGTGAGTGGTTAGAGCAAGAGTGGGTCTTTCGACTTTTCCCTTACTACTAAACCAAGCTGAGATACGACTAATCATCGTACCTAGCTCTCACCACCACTCGGGCGTTGTAACGCGTCCGAGCAGTGTTTGAGACCCTTGTGAAAGGGTCTCTAAGGGAGTTAGGGCACCTAAAGCTCTCACACCATGTTGTCTGGCCCTTTGATGGGTCGAACTAACGTGGGTGGTCTTTGGTTAAGATCACCCGGTATTAGATTGCCGATTCCATAGAGACACTTTACCGCGTTTTGTTGACGTGGGTAAGCTCGCGATGGTTTAGCTGAAGAAGGTAACCTTCAAACCCAACAACCCATACTACTTAAAATTTAAAATGAATAACTTTAAACTTAAAATAATAAGGGCTACAGGTCGGAATGTCACACTTGCTTCTCTAATCCCAGAAGTTGGCTTCTTACATAAGAATATGTATTGGGCTTATTTCCGGGTTTTGGTCTGATCCTTACGCCTCAGCAAACCAACCTACAAGGTGTTTGCTACTCGGATATACTTCTTATGACAACACAACGGAACTTCGTTCCTGGTTCGTTATCTTAAGGAGTGTTACCGAATAGTACAACACTTTGTATCCGGAAATCCAGTCTTTGTCACCAAAGACATGCCTATCCGGTTGGTGTCTGGTATTCCTGCCATAGTACCTGGAGTCCTCCGTCTTCTAATGAAGAAGGGGGATGCAAGTACTGTGAGAGGGGTACTAGCCATGCTTTCGGTGTTCCGAGTTCTAAAGGTTCCTTCTATTTTGAAATTGGGTACTATCACTGATCCCTTCCGAGGGATCTATGACAGTATTCCAAGTCGAGAAATGATCAATGTCTTTTATGACATTGGTGTTAATCGGTTCAAAGTAAAGGATCCAATAGTCCTCGTGCGCCCCAATACCGCAGGTCCTAATGGGAAACCGGCTGTACTAAACTATCATTTTGATGTTTTAGCATGGTCGGTTCACCCCTTATTACCTGTTCTCAAAGAGTACCTAACTCTTTGGGAAGGGCTGAATTCCCCTTTCTGGGAATTGCTCCAGTCTGAGATCTCATGGCAGGTTTCGAATCTAACTTCTCTTGGCTACACCCTTAAAGTGGGTGAGCAAGTTAAGATTGATTCGGTTCCCCCTAAAGTTCTTTTTCTGGGGCGATTGTCCGTTAAGGAGGAGGCAGCTGGTAAGGCAAGGGTGTTTGCGATTACGGACTGCATTACGCAGTCTGTTCTCAAGCCCTTGCACGAGCAACTCTTCAATATATTGAGAACAATGCCTACTGACGGTACCTTTGACCAAGGTGCTCCGTTGGATAGGTTATTGTCTCTCTATAGAGAGGGGGTGCTCGGTAGTCACAGCTTCCATAGCTATGACCTGAGTGCAGCCACGGATAGATTACCTATCAAGCTTCAACAAGGGGTCCTTGGACTCTATGTTGGAACTGGTTTGGCTAATCTATGAGGCCAACTGCTTACTGATCGGGATTGGCACCTACATGGTGTGCCTTACCGGTACGCAGTTGGTCAACCGATGGGAGCGCTTAGTTCATGGGCTATGTTGGCTCTTACACACCATTACATTATTCGAATAGCAGCGCGAAGGGTTGGAATTAAGAACTTCAACCATTATGCGGTGCTAGGCGACGATGTCGTGATATGTAATGACCTAGTGGCGCACGCCTACCACGCTTTAGTTACCGATTGATTGGGGGTAGATATAAATCTATCCAAATCCTTGGTTTCTAAGTCGTCGTTTGAGTTCGCCAAGAGGCTAGTGACTGTCACAGAAGAAGTTACTCCGCCTGGTCCTAAGACCATCCTATTAGCCTTAAAGAGTTTAAATGGAATTCCTTCCATCTTACTCGATTTGGTTAACAAGGGTGTTCCTTTGACCGAGACGGATGTTGACCTCATGTTCAAAAGCGTCCCGACATTACGCCGGGGTGCCGTAGAACAGCTTCTGTGAGTGGTGAAGGGACCTTTCGGTTTTATACCGACCCAAAGTGGGCTTTCATCCTCATTGAGGATAGTAAGCTCGCTAACTTTGGTAAAGGTCGACTCCTTACTAGCATCTATTGATGATGCTCTACACAACATGGCTGTTAGGAATTACACTACCTCGGTAGAGAAATCCCATAACATCCTTACTGCGTTGGAGCTTCGCCGATTTGACGCCTATGTGGGGTCTCCTTTAGGAGTCCTTTCACCATTTTACCGAACCTTGGAATCTGCTTATAAGGCAGATTTCTTGGAACTGGTACTGGATCGTCCAGTCCGCCGATTTATCTTTGACGGTACGCCTATTCACTTTGGGTTCTATGTAAAACCTTATGATGAATGGTTGCGTATTGTCATTGAGTATATTGGTAAGAAGGTCAAAGGAACGCAAGTTCCTCTGACTATTAGCGACCCGTTCGCCGCAATGGCTGACCGG